TGACCGCTGCCCGCGTTGCATCGTCTCGTGCTACCGGCACCGCTGGCTCCACGCCATTTGCCACCAACTTGTCAGACCCGGCCCAGCTTCGCAAGATTCTGGATGACAACGGCGCTCCAATGGATCGCTGCCTGGTGATTGACACGACATCAGGTGCCGCCTTGCGCACGCTGGCCCAACTCACGAAAGCGAATGAAGCCGGTACGACCATGACCTTGCGCGATGGTCAATTGCTTGATCTGCACGGCTTCTCTGTGCATGAATCCAATGGTGTTGGCTTCAATACCAAAGGCACCGGTACCGGCTACACCAGTAATGCCTCTGCCTATGCAGCTGGCGCAACAGACATCACGCTGATCACTGGCACAGGCACCGTCCTGGCTGGCGACATCGTGACATTTGCTGGCGATACCAATAAATACGTCGTTGCTGTTGGTAATACTGGACCTGGCGTTATCAGCCTGGCCGCTCCTGGCCTGCGCGTTGCATTGCCTGCCTCTGCTGTGGCAATGACCATCGGCGCAAGCTACACCGGCAACATCGGGTTCTCTCGGTCTGCGCTGATTCTGGCTACCCGTGCGCCTGCATTGCCTGAAAACGGTGACCTGGCCGTTGACCGCATGACCGTGACCGACCCGCGCTCGGGCATCAGCTTTGAAGTTGCCATGTATCCCCAATACCGCCAAATGCAGTATGAGTTGTCGGCCGCATGGGGTGTGAAGGGTGTTAAATCCAGCCACTCAGCCCTGCTGCTTGGTTAATTGACCACAAACCGGGTGATGAAAATTGCCCGGTTGTTCACTTCTATGGAGTATCCAATGTCACAAACTTGTCCAACTGTAAAAGTCAAAAGCGATAACGAACTTGGCTTCGTCATCATCAATCAAACTGACTTCAAAGAGTCTGAACACGAGCTTTTCGACGCTGTGAATTCTGAAGGCGCAAAAGTGTTAACCATCGGGCAGATGCGCGATGAACTGACGGCTCGCGGGATTGAATTCGACCCCAAGGCCAAAAAGTCAGAATTGGCCGCATTGCTGACACAGGAATAAGCCATGTCGCTGATTGTCGAAACTGGCGCGGGCGCGGCAAACAGCGAAAGCTATGCATCAGTGGCTCAGGCTGATTTGTACTTAGCGAATCGTGGCCTGAGCAGCTGGGATGCGCTTGACGATGATGTCAAAGAAGCGAGCCTGCGCAAAGCCACTGACTATCTTGTCGCGTTCTATCGCCCCAAGTGGAAGGGTAGGCGCGTACTAATCACCCAAGCACTCGACTGGCCGCGTGTCGGTGTAGTACTGGAAGACTTCGGCGGCGCTCAAGGGCGCAATAACTTCGGCTCATACGGCCTGTTCCAAGTGGACTACACCATCATCCCGCCACCTGTCATAAACGTCACCTGCGAGCTGGCGCTACGTGCGTCTGTGGGTGAGCTTGCTGCTGATCTTGACCGCGAGACATTGACCGAAGGCGTGGGCGGCATCAGCGTGACCTATCGCGCCGGTACGCCGCAGTACATCCGTTACAGGTTGATTGAACTGATGCTCAAACCCTACCTAATGGATGCAGGTGCAACACTGGTGCGTGCGTAATGAGCTTCGATTCAAACATGGTCGCAATGGCTTTGAAATTGATCAATAAGCGCGGCCAAACTGTGACGTATTCGAGAATTACCCAAGGCGCGTATGACACGTCTACCGGCATGGCAAGCACCACCACAACCGCCCTGACATTCAAGGCTCTGGTGAATGACTTCAGCCGTGCCAGTGATGGGCTGGCCTTTCTCTCAGGGCTTGTATTGGAAGGTGACAAGAAGGTGACAATACCTGCGGCCTCGCTGCCATTTGCACCGCTGCCAACTGACCGAGTTGCCCTTGATGGCTTTACCTACTCTGTGCAAAGCATCAAGCAGGTAAGCGCCGGTGAATCGCCAGTGCTGTATGACTTGAGGGTTCGGCTATGAGCTTTGCCATGCAAATCAGCGAGTACGCGAACAAGCAAAAAGGCGACATCAATACGGTCGTCAGAGCTGCGTCTGTGGACGTCGGCAGACGGCTTATTGAGAAAAGCCCGGTCGGTAATCCTAACAACTGGGACTTGAAATTTGTCTCAGCCGCAAAGAAGCTAGGGTGGTTACACGATGGGTATGTGGGCGGTCGATTCCGTGGCAATTGGCAGTATGGAGACGCCGCTATTCCATCCGGTGAGTTGCCCGACATTGACCCAAGCGGCGACGTATCGAATGCACGCATTGCGGACTCCATTGGTGATGCCCCGGCGGGGAAGGTGAACTACATCGTGAACAACTTGCCCTATGCGCAGCGTCTAGAGAATGGTTACAGCTACCAAGCCCCTAGCGGCATGGTTGCCGTGACCGTTGTTGAGTGGCAGTACATCATGAAAAAAGCCATTGCAGAAGTGGGGGCGGCATGAGCTACAAAACTGATATGTTTCTTGATGCGTATGTCGGATCAATTCTGGTGGTTTGCTATTTAGTTTTCTGCTTCTCGGTTTATCTATATTTTGGGCACGCATCATGAGTTTGGTCAAAGTCAGGGCAGCACTAGAGCAGGCGCTGGCAACCATCACACCAGCCGTAGCCACAGCATATGAGAATGTTGCCTATTCGCCCGTTGCTGGCGTGCCTTATCAGTCCGCTTACCTGCTACCCGCTGCGACATCCAACCCGACCGCGGGTGATGGTTTCTATCGCTTGCAAGGCATTTTCCAGGTGAATGTGTTTTACCCGTTGATGGCAGGCAATGCAGCCGCTGCGACGCAGGCTGAAAAGATTCAAGCGCTGTTCAAACGCGGGGCAACCTTTACCTATGGCGGCGTGACCGTCCAGGTGATAACCACGCCGACCATCGGCAGCGGATCGATGGATATAGAGCGCTGGATGATCCCCATCAAGGTGTCCTGGCAAGCCGACATATTCGCCTAAACCACGCTAACCCAACACCAGCCGCATCACCCGATAGCGGCTTTTTCTTTGCTTTTTTGCATCCGCAAGAGAGCAATTAGCCCGCCTGCCAGCAATCCGCTAGGTGGGCTTTTTATTTGAAAAGGAAACATCATGTCAATCATCGCAAAAGGCATAAATAAGCTAACAGTCCTCAAAGCACAAACTGGCCTTGGCGTACCGGCCTCAGGTACTGGTGGTCAGGCATTGCGCCGCGTGACCTCAGTGGCTAAAGAGACGCGAGCAACCTTCACCAACAATGAAATTGTTCAGCACCAGCAGTCCACCGGCGTCAATCTTGGCACTGCCTCGACTGACTGGGCATACGACGGCCTGCTGTCTCCCGGCACTTACTCTACCGTTATCGCTGCTTTGCTGCGCAAGGTGTTTGCCGCAACGACACCCATTACTGGTGCATCGTTCACTATCGCAGGGACAAACCCCAACTTCACGATCACCCGCGCCGCTGGCTCATTCCTGACCGATGGCGTAAAGATTGGCGACGTGGTGCGCATCACCGCAGGCACTTATGCCAACCCGGTCAACCGCGACAACAACCTGGTTGTGATGGGTGTCAGCGCGTTGGTGCTAAACGTCTTGGTGGTGAATAACACCGTCCTAGCGGCTGAAGGCCCAATTGCATCATCGACATTGACTGTTGTCGGCAAGAAGTCGATGGTTCCTATGACAGGCCACACCGACACCATCTTTACGCTTGAAGAATGGTACGCAGACTTGGCAAAGAGCGAGCTGTTCCCGGACATGCGCATTGGCAAGACTGACATCGCTATCCCGGCCACGGGCAACGCCACGATCAAGATTGCAGGCATGGGCTTGGGCGTGCGCACTTTGGGTACAGCGCAGGTTCTGACCACACCCACAGCGGCAACGACAACCCCTGTGCTGACGGGTGTTCGCGGTTTTCTGGCAGTCAATAACGCTGAGATTTTGACGGTGACCGGCGTGTCGCTGTCGATTGACCCAGGCATGACCTCCATTGGCGCGATTGTGGGTACCAACTTCTCGCCTGATCTGTCCATTGGCCGCATCAGCGTATCTGGCCAATTCACCGGCCTGTTTGACAGCAACACCCTGTCCACGCTGTATCACGCCGAAACGCTGACCAACTTGGTTTGCCTGATGACGGCAGACACCACCAACAACTCCGACTTTGTGAGCGTGAGTTTGTCAGCCATCAAGCTGACAGGTGATGCGCCGAACGATGGTGAGACTGCCATTTTAAGGACTTACACGTTTGTCGCCCAAATCAATGCCGCTGGTGGCCCTGCGCTAGCGAATGATTCGACCATCGTGACGATTCAAGATTCACTGGCCTAACTTTTACTGCCCCTTTCAAGCCCTCCTAGCGAGGGCTTTTTTCATTCACTTTTATAGAAAACCACACCATGACATTTGACCTCGATACCCTTGATGCAACCACCGAATTAACCTTTGACGTGCCTGTCGTTTTTGACGATGTTGGTGCAGCCGTTGCAGGCTTCAAAGTCGTCGGAAAAAACAGCACGCAATACCAAGACGCCAAGCGCAAACAGGACGTTGTAGCCGTCAAGAAAAGCATGATTCGCGGTGGCCGCACGCCAGATGCAAAAACTGATGCAGGCGCACAGTCGTTTATCGACGACAACCAGGCGCGTGATGTTGCCATTGCCACGGCTTGCGTTACAGACTGGTACGGCTTCTCGAAAAGCGGTGCCGATGTGCCGCTGACTGCCGACGCGCTGAAGGGTGTGTTTGAAAAGCGTCCGACATGGCTTGAAAAGGTCATTTCAGCTATCAGCACTGATGCAAATTTTACGCAGGGCTGATCTCCGCGCTCTGCGAGTTTGCAGAGCATGAGATCGCCCTAAACGCCATACAAGAGGACGGCGCACCGCTTCGCGCACACCTTGAAATCATCGAGCGCAACTCCTTTATCCCGGTAGAGGAATTGCACTATGAGCCGATAGCCCCAGAGGTCAAGTACATCTGGGGCTGGTTTATGGAGCTTTGCGCTGTGAGGCAAGCGGGCATGAATGGCCTGCTGCCCATCTCAAATCTTGAGATTCAAGCCTGGGCTTCTTTGAGGCAGATCACGCTATCCACGTTCGAGTTTGACG